AATCCAGAAAGTCCTAAACTGATTGGCATTGGTAGTTATGCAGATGCAGTCAACGGAACATATATTAACAATGATTATTTTGTTAACAATCGCAATGGTAACTGTAAGTTCTTAAATGTGTTACAAGGCGAACGGCATGACCAAGCTGATGACTGGTATGATCGTATGAAAAAATATTGTGACCCTAAACAATATGGTGATCGTGCATTTAATGGATGGGGGATGGGTGGCCAGAACATGTGTGATATTGAACTTGTGCTAAGACGTTTAGTTGAACTGAGATTTGACGGCTTATTAGAAAAAGGACATCAAGACTGGATGCACTTTCTTGGTACAAGTAAATTAGAGTGGGCTGTGCTACTAACAGATATTCAACGTGCTGTACGCAAATATCACAATGAAAATTTTAGCGTCAGCTTTGACTGTGCAAGTCCGTTCCTAGCAACTGCTAATGGTCAAATTTACGTTCAAACTGAAACAGAAGATCGTAAAAAGTGGACATATAGAATGACATCTAGTGCAGACGATAAAAAGTATGCTAACGATACACGACTGTATAAAGATGCAGTTATACAAGACCGCATTTTAAAATATTTTGACACTAGTCCTATTATTGATCAAATTAAACTTAACGAAATTTGTATTTACGGACCAAATGATAAAAATAAATTTGGTCAGATTAACAAAACCAGTTGGGATAGTTTTAGTTATGGTATTATGATGGGTCATAATGTTTGGATGCATTTGAACGCTGTACAAGAAGCTAATCGTCAATATGATAACGGTTGTTGTCCAAATATGCTAGTTGATGAGCGTTTTGATCAAATATTCTTTAAAGACATTGTTGAAGCATTATTCGCCACAAGCGACAAAGGCACTGCATTAAAAGTCATTGACGAGTTTCGATTCTTTTGGAATCGAGTTATTGGTACACGTGGCGCCAGTGGTAAGAAAGCCATTAATGCACATAGTCAATTTGCCAATTTGTTTGACGAAGTGGGTACTACCAGTGTACAATTAGAGAAAGAACACACTGAAGAGTTCAGTGAAGACGAAATTAATAAACTTGATCAACTAGAAATAGAAGTTGAAAATGACATTACCTGATGAAAGATATCGAGCAGTAGTACAGACTCAAAAGTTTTTACTTGAGATCCTGTCTACTCCTCGAGTTCCAAAAACAATTAAAGATGGTGCAAGATATTGTTTACGCCACTATCCTAGTGAATCTGACATGATTCGTGCGGCTGAAAATGCTCCGCATATATTCCAGCAACGTATGGAAGATGTGACTCGTATGTTTAAAAAATACGAAGAAAAGAAAAATGAGCAAGCGTAGTCTAGTTATTGGCATGGGTATTGGACAGTTGTATAAAACTGTACTAGAAAAACTTGGCCATGAAGTTATTACAGTAGACCACGACACTAGCAAAGGTGCAATGTTGCCAAGTGTTGATGCGGCTATATTAGTATATGCACCGTTTGATACTGTGCATATATGCACTCCAAATTTCACACACTTTGAAATTGCCGCAAAAGTAGCACCAGTTAGCAAAATTGTGTTTATTGAAAAACCTGGAGTAGCCGATAGTAACAGTTGGAATATTTTAATAGAAACATTTAAGTATACACGCTTCATGATGGTTAAAAACAACATGTGGCGCAGTAATATTGCTGAGTTAAAAATGTTAGCCAGTCAAGCCAAAACCGTAAAAATTAAATGGATACGTAAAAATTGTATTCCCAGTCCTGGTAGTTGGTTTACTACTAAGAAGTTAGCGTTCGGCGGCGTTAGTCGTGACTTGATGCCGCATTTGCTAAGTCTATATATTGCCATGAACCCGCACTGGAGAGCAGATATAGTCAACGGAACAACTACACTGGCCGCATGGAAGTTGGAGGACATTGACAGCACTGATTATGGTACTGTTAATCCCAAAGGTACGTATGACGTTGACGACGTATGCGTTATTAACTTTACTGATAAATGGACCTGTGCGGCCAATTGGCGCAGTATGGATACTGAAGACAGTTCTATTGAATTTATCACGCTGGATAACAGTGCAGAACGTTTTGAACTAGGATGGTGCCCTGAAGAAGCCTATCAAGCCATGATCAAAGAAGCAGTTGAACGTGTTGACGATGCTAAATTCTGGACAGATCAATACGAACAAGACACTTGGATACACACTGTGATTGAAAAACTATGACAAGATGTTTGCAAACAACTGGGCAAGGTTACTTTGAACAAGTAACATACGATATTCCTCCGTTAACTGAAGATGAAATTTGTGTTCGTGCTGTTATGACCGGCGTGTGTCGCAGTGACATTGATATGATGCAAGGTAACTTTGGTCCGTTACCACTAGGTATGCAAGGTCACGAAGGACTGGGCCAAGTAATTGGTATTGGTGCCAACATTACTAATGTAAACTTTGGCGATTATGTTGCAACAAGAGGAGAACCTGCATACGCAGACATATACAATGTACGTGCAGATGAATATGTTTTTGTACCCGAAGCTCATCCACGTTATATTATCGAGCCAGTTGCTTGTGGCATTAATGCTGTGGATGTTGCGGATTGTTCTAGAAAAGATAAAATACTGATTATTGGCAGTGGATTTCTAGCGTGGGTGGCCTATCATACATTGACCAAATTTAAACATTGTGAACGTGTTGATGTGGTAGGGTCAAGTAATATTGATCTGTGGGGCGATCGATTGTTACTTGGTACTACTGAAAGTTATGATGTGGTTATTGACTTGAGTGGCAAATATGCGTTAGGTATAGACATAAACCTAAATAACAACGCCTTAATCGTTGATGCAGTTGGCAAGGCAGTAAGTAGGGAAGAAGCACAGCAACAACTTTGGAAAGCTACAACTACTATTAAACCAAGTCCACGCAATCCAAATTTTCATCAGTGTATGAAAGATGCAGTATGGATGATTGAAAACGGCTATCTTGAAGTTGATTCTTTCTGGACAAGGTGTTATAATCGTAACACTGAATGGCAACAAGCATTTGCGGATGGTGCGGATCGTCCAAATGGTTACAGTAGAGGTTATATTAAATGGGACTAGATACACAACAACGTCAAGAAGTTAATTTTTTTACAGGCTACGAAGTTGAGCATACTGTATGCTATAACATGTTTACACTATTTGTTGTAGGCGTACAGCCCGTGGATCAAATATTGTTATTGGCCAAGGAACACAAAGTACAACAAATTTACTTTGGGACTAGTCAAAGTTTTCCCAACATTGGCATTAACGATGGTGAAAAGTGGCGGCCTTGGGAACTTATGATTAGATCATGTTTAGACGCTGACTACTGGTGTACATTGGATTTAGATGTAGCGCAAGCGGAAGGACTACTTGAAAGCGGCCTTACTGAAAATCATAAATTTGTTCCGATGATTAGTGTAAAATTGCCTTACATTAATCAATTTAATTATAATACAACACTTAAACTAGACGACCGTACTTGGGGTTCTACAAATCCTGGTGTATGGACACATCAACTACATGACTTAATGCGTATGGACAAGTATACACATTGGGATCAATATACACAAGATACAAAACTATGATTATTAGACAAGACATTCGACCAGTTAAAATGATATGGGTTACCTTCCGCAAAGAAGGCATACATAAATATCCAGCGGCCCTTACAAATCCTAACTTGGCCACTGGAGACGAATATGACGTATCATTTTTGGGTTATCCTCATCGCCACATCTTTCATTTCAGGGTGTGGATCAATGTGCAACACGATGATCGGGACATCGAGTTCATCCAGTTCAAACGATGGCTTGAATCGCTGTATAATGGTCAAGGTTCCGTTTTGAGCCTTGACTACAAGAGTTGTGAAATGATGTCTGAAGATTTATATCAACAGATTTCACAAAAGTATCCAAGTCGCGAGATTTGGATTGAGATCTCCGAAGACGGAGAAAATGGTAGTTTTATCAAATATTAAAATAAGGAAATATTCCTATGAAACAAGAAGTCGTTAGGATTTTTGATGACCTTGAGGCCCTGCTAGATTTTTGCAGGATTGAACTTAAACCCTTTAGTCCGACTGACTTGTACAATAAGGAAAGCCAAATTTGGCGTGACTTTGAATACAGTAAGCGTCCTAAGAAACAATGGAACGGAGAGCGCAAGCCTTATCAAGGCAACAAGCCAAGACACAACGGCTCGTTCAACAACAAGCCAAGGTTCAGAGATTAATGAACGTTTTCTTAGTTGATTTAGAATCAGTTGAGACAAGGTACACGGGTCAGTGGAAGACTCATGTACCTGAACTCTTACGAAAGGCAGGCCATGAAGTTCACATTGTATCGGGTCCTAGCGATATTCCTAGCGCCACTACTCCTGGTGCATTTCTCAATTTTGGGGGCACTAATATCTATAAGGCAAGCCAAGTTGAACAGCTTGGAAGACTTTTTTGTGCAGGATCCGTCAAGGCTGGCGATCATTTTATTTTTACTGATGCTTGGCATCCGGGCATCATAAACTTAAAGTATATGAGTGAGTTGCTGGGCATTCCAGTAACTACACATGGCTTATGGCATGCTGGCAGTTATGATCCACAAGACTTTTTAGGTCGACTAGTTGGCAATAAGCCTTGGGTACGCAATGCAGAGAAGAGTTTCTTTCACGCATTTGATCACAACTACTTTGCCACAGACTTTCATATCAAAATGTTCTATACAAATTTACTAAATGATTATCCTACAGAGAATCCTTGGTACAGCGAACATTTAGAAGAAATTCTAAACGGTGAAGAACCAAGGATTGTACGTACAGGCTGGCCCATGGAGTATATGCAAGATACATTGACCATGTATAAGAACATGCCCAAGCGTGATCTTATTCTTTTCCCTCATCGTATTGCTCCAGAAAAACAAGTTGAGATCTTTAGAGATTTAAAAGAACACTTACCACAATATGAATTTGTTGTATGTCAAGATCAGTTCTTAACAAAAAATGAATATCATAATTTGTTAGGTGAGGCTAAGATTGTGTTTAGTGCTAACTTACAAGAAACCCTAGGTATTAGTTGTTACGAGGGTGCTGTAGTAGATGCTATTCCCATGGTTCCAGATAGACTCAGTTACACAGAAATGTATTACGACACATTCAAATATCCAAGTACATGGACAGAAAGTTTTGATTCGTACACTGTTTATCGTCCAGACTTGTGTAATAAAATTATTCAGTTTATGGAAAACTATAAAAAGTTTGTTCCTACTGTACATAAACAAGCAAGGGATTTACATGAACGATTCTTCAGCGCCACTGGATTGCTCAACAACATCAAGTAATGATGTTGGGTTTATAGCACAGGAAATTACTACATTTTTTCCTGATACAATTACGCTAACAAGCAATGCGTATGACACTATGGCATCTTCAAATATAATAACAGTTAACGGAAGCACATCCAATTACACTATTACTGGTAGCGGCAGTGCTGGAACTGCTATGGGTGGCACATATACTATTGGCAATATTAATGCCTCAACGTTTAGTTGGAAGAACGAAGAGTTTGTAGACTGTATGCCAGATATTAATCGAATTGAAAAAATGTGTAAGGAATATCCCGGATTAGCCATTGCTTTTGACAAGTTCAAAACAACGTATAACATAGTGAAAGACGATTATGATAATCCAAAAGATAAAAAATAAGTTTTTTTCGTTTTTAGAAAAACATGACCGCAAACGTATTATCATGGATCGTCAATGCAACGAGCCATTGTTGACTCGTTACTACTTGTTTTTAAAGGATCGTAAACGTTTTCCGTTTAATGTGTTCCTACACAAGTTTCACAAAGGCGATCCCGGTGACGTACATGATCATCCGTGGCCCTACGCAACACTAATTCTTAAAGGTGGTTATTATGAATGGGTTCCTAAATTTGACTCCAACGGCAAAAAGATTGATGAGGAAAGAATGTGGCGTGGGCCTGGCCATTTCCGTCTATGTCGTGCTACTTCTTATCATCGTATCGAACTATGCAATGGTGTAACACCCTGGACGTTGTTTATGCCAGGGCCGCACAAACGAGAATGGGGATTTCTTGTTAACAACAAATGGATACATAATGACCACTACCTTGAAACAAACAAACAACATTAAAAACGGATTAATTGGTAGCACAGTAGCAGTTGGATACGGTGTTGTGCCTCCGCAATTAAGCGGACAGATTTATACAACTAATACGACATCTGGACAGTTTTTAACAAGCGGATCAAATGGTACAACTTGGACTACTGGTACTGTCAATAACAATCCTGTATTAACTGTTAAACAGACCAATCCTCCAGAATTAGAAGTTAAAGGTAAGATGGTTATCAACGGGCGTGATTTGGAAGAACGGTTAAACACAATTGAAAAAGTCTTGCATATTCCTGAAAGAGATGTTATACTTGAAAAGAAGCATCCAAAGCTAAAGAAACTGTATGATGAATACATTAATGAGCTTTCCAAATATAAAATGTGGCATTCAATTAAAGGCGACAATGACTGATAAAAAACTACAAAGATTATATGATCAGTATTTAGAATTCACTGATCACATGTGTTCAGAACACGGGCCATTAGAAGTAGCGGCTATTATGATGGCACAGGCATTGACCATTTATAAAAGTGCTATGAGTGAAGAAGATTACAACCGAATGGTGGACAATATTTCCAATAGCCGAAACAAAGTTAAGACATTTACTAGACCAATACTACAATGAAAAAAATATATTATACTTGGCAACAAATAGAAGGCGCTTGTTTAGAAATTGCTAGACAAATGCATAATCATTATTGGCGACCAGACTATATTGTAGGGATTGGTCGAGGCGGGCTTGTACCCGCTAATTTGCTTAGTCAATATATGGGCATTAAGATGAACAGTCTAGACATTAGTCTACGTGATGGAGGCGATACCGTTAGTAACTTGGGCATGGCAGAAGATGCATTTAACGGCAAAAAAATTCTTATCGTAGACGACATCAATGATCAAGGGTCCACTGTTAACTGGATTAAACAAGATTGGCCAAGTGGCTGTTTTCCGGATGATCCCAAATGGCAAAACATTTGGGGTGACAGTGTTCGTTTTGCAGTACTAACACACAATCAAAGTAGTCAGTTTAAAGATCCAGACTACTATGCCTGGACTGTGAACAAAGCAGAAGAAGATTGTTGGTTAGTTTATCCTTGGGAGGAATTTTGGTTATGACATCCGCACTTATTAAATTACTTTTTGGAATCACATTAGTTGTAATTGCCATTGTTATTGGCCCGCTATTGGGTATTTGGGCATTAAACACTTTATTTCCAGTATTAACAATTCCTTATACTTGGGAAACTTGGTTGGCGTTTGCATTACTGTTTACCAGTAGTTCAATTTATAAATTTAAAAAATGACTGACTTAGAAAAGGCACTAGATGAAAAACGAGCTCCATGGACAGAGATTGACTTCCGATCAAAAGACTTTTGGGTATTCAGAGATGCCTACCCAGTCACAGAGGGACATTTGTTATTTGTGCCTACCCAAGAAAAATTCAACAACATCGTCGAATGTTTCAAAGCCGCGCACAAGTTTGGCTACGATGGAGTTCAATCACAAAGGTGGGACGCTTTTAATGTCGGCCAAAACTGCGGCGAGTCTGCTGGACAAACCGTAATGTATCCGCATGTACATATGATTCCTAGGCGCAAAGGCGATATGGAAGATCCACGTGGCGGGGTTCGTCATGTTATACCTGAAAAGGGAAACTATAAAAAATGAGTACATTAAAAATCACAATAGCAGTACTAGTAGTAATATTGTCTGCTATCAACATATATCTATATTGGGGTACTCCGGCAGTATACGGATGGGTTGTTGCCATTGCTGGATGGGTTGATCATTGTTTTCCAAAAACTCCTAAAGATGTCTGACAATACTGTTACGGTGGTGTGGGATAATCAAAACGGGTTTTGGTGGAATGAAACCTGTGCTATGGTATTAGAAGTATTTGGATTACCTGGTGGCCGTTATGAATCAAAACCAGAACACGATTACATGAGTTTTACATTTAAAAATCAAAAGGATGCCACCCTATGTCGCATATTGTTAAGTGAGCGATTATGATGAAAGATATTATCATAGCCGTACTGCTTGGCATCATATTAAGTATGATTTTTTTAAATTCACCAAAAGAACAAGGCAAGTGGTACGATTGCAGTATGGCTGAATGGCATCCGGACATCCCACCAAAAGTAAAAGAAGAATGCCGTAAGATCCGTTCTGGAAAAACTACATGAAAATATTTAATTTAAGAACACAAATCAGTTTACCATTTGATCACTTTAAGAACTTAGGCTGTATATCTGGTAAGTTATTTGGAAACAAAGCATGGGAACTTGAACACACATACTACAGTGGGAGCCTATTTGATATTGATATCAGTTGGGGTATTAGAGAAGACCATGCTGGCTTTGACTTTACTCTAGGCTTTTTTGGTTACAGTATTAATTTTAGAATTTACGATACTAGACACTGGGATGACTATCATAAATGTTGGGAGATTTATTCAAATGACACTTGACAAAACCTAAATAAACCTATATACTATAAACAAATGGAGTAATAAATGACTGAATCCGTGATATACAAAAGTATCATTGCCGGTGCTGAACAGCAAGGTGATGATGACAAAGATTATAAAGAAGAAAAATACCTAGGCAACTATTTGCGTTTTAAAATGAAACGTGAAGGTAAACGCTTTTGGGCCGGCGACAATATTAGCGAATATATCGATAATGAGCATGTCAAAGAACAATTGATTGATGAAGCCGCAGAAGCATTTGAAACGGTACTCGATCGGTTGTTGATTGATCGAGAAAACGATCCCAATAGCAAAGGCACAGCACGTAGACTTGCTAAAATGTATTTTAACGAAGTAATGGCAGGAAGATATGAACCAGCACCAGATGCAACAGCATTTCCAAATGATTCGGCAGACCGTTACGAAGGTATGTTGGTGGTACGTAGCGAGTTGCGCTCTATGTGCAGTCATCATCATCAGCCCGTTAGCGGTGTCGCTTACATTGGCATCATCGCCGCAGAAAAACTTATTGGTCTTAGCAAGTATACTCGTATTGCTCAGTGGTGTGCTCGTCGCGGCACTCTCCAGGAAGAACTTTGCAATGACATTACTAGGGAAATCCAAAAAGCAACAGGATCAGGAAACGTAGCAGTATACATTCAAGCAATACACGGATGCTGTGAGAACCGAGGCATTATGGCGCATAGTAGTTTAACACAAACTACTGTACTGACTGGATCATTTAAAACTGACCCTGGCGCTAAAAAAGAGTTTTTTGATAATATTAAATTGCAACAAGAATTTGCACCACGATAAGGGAATAACGATGAACTCAGTAGATATGGCCAATGACCTAATATTCAGAGCAAAGAACTTGCAAGAGTTCATTGTTGAAACTGATGTGCCAGAAGATTTTCGATTTAATGGTATAGTGCCATTTGACATGACTATAGAAAATAGTGTAATATGTGCTAAAGTGTTTGCTGTTGATTTTAATGAAGCAGTTAAACGATTAGATGAATTTTTGGAAACTTGCAAATGAACTGGTTTAAACGAATGATTGTTAAATGGGTACGTGAAGACTGGGACAAGGCTGGCAGAGAAAGACCAGAACAAGATTGTTATCCCACTGTCTCATCTAAAAATAGTATTGGCATTGGCTCGCGAGATATAGGTACTGATCCTACATTACAATTCAAAGTATATAGTGCCGTTGGTGGTAAGATTGTAGAGTTTAGTCGCTACGATCGAAAGTCAGATCGTTCAGAACATCAGATCTATATCATTGGCAAAGACGAAGACTTTGGCGAAAAGATTGCTAAAATTTCAACCCTAGAGGTGTTACGATGAACGCACAACTACCAGCAGAAGGTATTTTAAAACACAACGACTGGGGTGACTCAAAAGTTTATCGTGTTACATGCGAATGCGGAAGTAGTGAATGTGACCATAACGTGTGGGTAGAAGCAGACGATACCGGAGTCACTGTAACAATTTATACTACCACTAGAACTAACTTTTGGTCAAAAACACGATGGTATCATATTTGGACATTGCTAACTAACGGGTATATTGATACTGAATCAACTGTTTGTTTGAAAAGACAAGGTGCGCTCAACTATGCAGAAACATTAAAGAGTGCCATGGAAGATGTAGAAGATTTTAGGAAAAAGAATGAGCAAAATAAAAATAGCTGAGTTATTTTACAGTATACAGGGCGAGGGTAGATATATGGGCGTCCCGTCTGTGTTTTTACGCACGTTTGGTTGTAACTTTAAATGTGCAGGGTTTGGTATGCTACGTGGTACATTAAGCGGCGAAGCTGATGTACTAGCAGAAAAACAAGTAAAATATAACAAGTGGCCCACTTATAATGAACTTCCATTAGTTAGTACAGGCTGTGACAGTTATGCCAGTTGGCATCCAGACTTTAAAGATCTTAGTCCAATGCTCACAAGCGAAGCAATCGCCAACAGAATTGCGGAAATTATTCCACATGGTGAATGGCATGATGAGCATTTGGTTATCACAGGTGGTGAGCCCTTGCTTGGGTGGCAACGTGCTTATCCAGACTTGATCAATAACACTAAGATGCGTGGATTGAAAGAGATTACGTTTGAAACAAATGGCACTCAAAAACTAACTCCCGAGTTTAAAGAATATTTAAGAAAATGGAATAGTGTAGTAGGCAGAGAACTTACATTTAGTGTAAGTGCTAAACTTCCTGCTAGTGGTGAAAAGTGGGAGGAAGCAATTTGTCCAGAAGTGGTTTGCGAATATGAACAAGTTGGCACAGCATATCTTAAATTTGTAGTGGCAACAGAAGAAGATATTGCAGATGCAGAACGTGCTGTAGAAGAATTTAGAACAGCAGGATTTAAAGGACACATATATTTGATGCCAGTGGGCGGTGTTGAAAGTGTTTACAATTTAAATGCAAAGAACGTAGCACTGGCGGCAATGAAACGTGGCTGGCGCTACAGTGACCGACTACAAGTGCCATTATTTAAAAATGAGTGGGGTACTTAATGGCCAAGTTACTTGTATTAGGATGTGGTAAAAAAGAATTTCCAGGAAACCTCAGAGACGTTGTTGTAACTGTGGACATTAATGAAAACGTTGGCGCGGATGTGGTACACAATCTTGATGTGTATCCTTGGCCGTTTGATAACAATGAATTTGATGTTGTTCATTTGGACAACGTGTTAGAACACTTAAACGACATTGTGAGAGCAATGCAAGAAATACATCGCATATCCAAAGCAGGTGCAACTGTAACTATTATTGTTCCCTACTTCCGTAGCAAATGGGCCTGCGTTGATCCAACACATAAACATTTTTTTACCGCAGATACACTAAGTTACTTTGTCAAAGGGCATGTGTATCATGAAAGATATGCCTATAGCGATTTTGCATTTATAATGCATAGTAAAACATTTAATGAAGGTATTGATCAAACTTGGTTTCAAAAGTTACTAATTCCATTTGCTGAAAAACATATGGAATTTTATGAAAACAAAATTAGTCCAATATTTCCATTGGAAACACTGACGTATCATATGGAAACTACAAAATGAATAAATTTATTGAAAAATTATTTGGCATTGATAAAATAAAAGCTCAAACTGAAGCCAGTTTAAAACAAGCTGAAGATGCTATGAAAGTGGCCAAACAAGCTACTAGTGCCGCAGAGTTGGCTCAAAAAGCAGAAGAAACTGCTAAAATGACTCCAAAAGAACGTGCTACTGCCAAAGGAGAGCCGTGGGTTGCCGTTTTGGATACGCATGTCAACAAAGATAATATAAGAAATGGCTTTTTTGAGCTTGACTGGAATGCCGAGTTTGTGTTACAATTGAAGCAAGCAGGATACGGATTTGATGGAGATCCAGAAGAAGAGATTGTGGATCGTTGGTTTAAAGACCTAGCTCGAAACGTATTAGCCGACGAAGGTCAAGACACCAATCGTGGTGCTGGCTTTATTAATGTTAACAAACTTGCCGGTGGCAAAGCAGAGGTAAAATGACTTATATTTTAGTTGATACAGCAAACACATTCTTCCGTGCTAGGCACGTTATTAACGGCAGTGCTGATATCAAACTTGGTATGGCATTCCACATTACATTAAACAGTATTAAAAAAGCATGGCAAGACTTCAATGGCAGTCATGTTGTGTTCTGTCTTGAAGGGCGTAGCTGGCGCAAAGATTATTATGCGCCCTACAAACGCAATCGCAGTGATGCCCGTGCCGCACATACAGAGAAACAAGCAGAAGAAGAAAAAGTATTTTGGGAAGCATTTGATACTTTTAAAGATTTTATTGCAGAAAAGACCAACTGTACTGTACTACAAAATCCGCAGTTAGAAGCAGATGACTTAATTGCCGGTTGGATACAGACACATCCCGATGCAGATCATGTGATAATTTCAACAGACAGCGACTTTGTACAATTGATTGCGCCAAATGTTAGACAATATAATGGTGTAATGGAAACAACTATAACACACGAAGGCATCTTAGATAAAAAGGGCAAACGTGTTATTGATAAGAAAACTAATGCGGCTAAGGATGTCCCAAATCCTGAATGGCTGTTATTTGAAAAATGTATGCGTGGCGATCCCACTGACAATGTGTTTAGTGCTTATCCAAAGGTACGTAAAAACAAATTAGAAGAAGCATTTAACGATAGATCAAATCGCGGATTCGCGTGGAACAACATGATGTTGCAACGTTGGGTGGACCATAATGGCGAAGAACATCGTGTGCTAGAAGATTACGAACGTAATCGTAAACTCATTGATCTGGCCGCGCAACCTCAAGATATTAGAAATGTAATTACGGAAACAATTAGTACTAATGCTGTTCCTAAGACAATTGATCAAGTTGGTATTAGATTGCTTAAATTTTGTAACTTGTACGATTTAAAGAAAATTACGGATTCAATACAACAATATGCAGAACCATTCCAAGCAAAATATCAAAGAGCATGACACGGACTTTACCAATTGGTTGAGAAAACTTTGGATTTCTAATTGTGATGAACGAGATAATTTTAGAGAACCAAAATTAAGTATGCATCAATACTGGCACCAATACAAGTGGTGGCTACGTAGAGAATATAAATTTCAAAGAGGAAAAGCAGAATGACAGACTTACATGCAAAACCCATTGTAGATGGATTACTTTGGATTGTTGAGCAAGACGGAGAAAAAGTTGGTACCTTACATAAAAAAGAAAACAACAAGTATGTGTTGTGCGGTGCTAACGGAGAAATATATTTTACTAAAAAGTCTGATATAACAAAGAAGTTTGGTACTAATTTTTTCTTAAAAGGGTTTACAACCACTATATCACAAGTTGATGTAAATGAATGCCACGGGCATCCAACTAAGTGGCAACCATACAATTCAATGTATGACGTACGAAGAAAACTACCATTGTTTACAAAAAGTAATCAAAGTAAAAGTTTATTCTGTGCTGGACACTACATTATTAAATTCCCTAAAAATTGGGTTAGAAGCTTTTGCCCTAAATTGATCACCATTGAGCGTTACCCATTTACTGGTCCTTTTAAAACAGAAGAAGAAGCAAAAGAGGCACTGGCCAATGCAAAGTAACCCAATTAACACAATACCCTTGCAACAGTTTATACAGCAGGTAAAAATAGCTGATATGAGTCAGCAAAAAGAAATCAAGTTAGATATCAAAACTGCAAAGCAATTGGCATTTACCTTGGGCGAAGTTACCAGTAAATTAACTCAAGATTACGATAATTTGATGCATATTCTTAAAAATACAGCTAACGACACTGTTACTGTAGAGCTAGACGGTGGCGGTTTCTCTAATCAAAAATAGATAAATATATGCGTACATTTGAGGACGCATATCGTGAGCAGACCAAAACCAAAAGTTCTTCTTGAACACATAAACAAAAAAAATTATAAGTGCGAGCAAGTATTAGCAGCCGAAGCAATTTGGGCTGTCTTTTATAAAGGTTCACCTTTTAATTTAAAGAGTTTTAGTAGTGTTACCAGCTATCCTGGGCCTAAATACAAAAAAGTGGCATTCAGCAATCCAGGACATGCAGTTAATCTAGCCAAAAAATTAAATTTAACTTTTGGTTGTAGTGACTTCCAAGTAACAGTATTAACATCTGGCCAAACATTAAAATGATATCTTCATTGGCGTTTACGCAGATTTTTTTGAAACAACAAGAAAAATCCTGTGATGAAGCCACAGTTAAGATGCATCACAGACTTTGGTGGAAAAATACACGCACTAAAGATTCTGGAGGACTACGCCTTACTGAAGAAGGTTATGAACATTTGACAAATATTTTGGAATTGACCCAATATGAAGTACCGTTTACTCAAAGTGTTGAACTTAGTCCCCAAACGATAATATTTTTTGATCGATTTATTGATTGTCCTTACTATCTAACCAATCAAAGTTTAACCGTTTTTTCGGAAAAAAAGGCTTTTGAATTGATGCTGTTTTCAGACGATATTCGAAAATACGGTCTTGTCAAAGCAATCAACGCTAGAAAAAAATCTGAAGATATTGGTTGATTTAACCAAAATACGCTTGACTTCCTAACGGACTGACGCTATAATACATACATAGCGCAATTTTTTACAACCCCGCAAACTAAGATAGGAACTTAAATGAGCGAGATTATTTCCCGTACTGTAGGCCCCAAGCAAGCCAAACGTGCAATCCAAAAAGGTTTTTCTAAACGTCGTCCAATCTTCCTGTGGGGTCCTCCCGGGATTGGTAAATCAGATATCGTCAAGCAACTTGGCGAAGATCTCGATGCCCATGTAATTGATATCCGTTTAAGTTTGTGGGAACCCACTGACATTAAGGGTATTCCATATTTTGATAGTAACACTAGCAAAATGGTTTGGGCACCTCCTAGCGAGTTGCCAGACGAAGCATTTGCGTCACAGCATAAAAAAATTATTTTGTTTATGGACGAAATGAATAGTGCGGCTCCAGCTGTACAGGCTGCGGCTTATCAGCTGATTTTGAATCGTCGTGTGGGCACTTACAAATTGCCAGACAATGTGTTAATGATTGCCGCTGGTAACCGTGAAGCTGACAAGGGTGTAACATTCCGCATGCCAGCTCCGTTGGCTAATCGTTTTATTCACTTGGAGATGCGTGTTGACTGGGATGACTATAGCTTTTGGGCTACTGAGAATCGTATCCATAAAGACGTAGTGGGCTTTTTGACTTTCTCTAAGAAAGACTTGTATGATTTTGATCCAAAGTCTAGCTCACGTAGTTTTGCTACACCACGTAGTTGGACCTTTGTTAGCGAGTTGTTGGAAGATGACGACACTGATGCAGACACATTGACCGATTTGGTCTCAGGTGCAGTTGGTGAAGGACTTGCTATTAAATTTATGGCTCACCGTAAAGTCGCTAGCAAAATGCCAAATCCCACAGACATTTTGAATGGCTCTGTTAAGAAGATGGAGTCAAGAGAGATTTCAGCAATGTATTCTTTGGCAGTTAGTCTGTGCTACGAACTTAAAGACAGCGCAGACAAAAATGCTAAAAATTGGAATAGTCAGGTTAATAACTTTTTCCAATTTATCATGGACAATTTTGAAACTGAATTGGTAATTATGAGTACTAAACTTGCATTGACGCAATATCAATTGCCGTTGGATCCAGATGAGATTAGCTGTTTTGATGCGTTCCACGCTAAGTTTGGCAAATACATTTCTGCCGCAACTGAAAAGAAGTAAAATCTAGCTATTGACACCTCCTTCGGGAGGTGTTATAATATATACATAGTAACAGATTAGGAGCAGAAAAATGCAACATTCATTAGACGAAGTCGTTGATAAAATTATTGTAGCCCGTGTGGGACTATTGCTACGCCATCCATTTTTTGGTAACATGGCCACCCGTTTAAAAATTCAAGATGCCAGCGCATGGTGTAAGACTGCCGCAACTGACGGTCGTCATTTGTTTTACAATCGTGAATTTTTTGGTGGTCTCACAACTAAACAAGTTGAGTTTGTTGTTGCACATGAAATTCTGCACAATGTGTTTGACCACATGGGACGTAACGAAGGCAGAGATCGTCAAATTTTTAATATTGCCGCTGACTATTGCGTAAACGGACAATTGGTCCGTGATCACATTGGTGAACAGCCTCCAGAAATTAAAATCTTTCACGACCCACAGCATTACAATAAGAGTGCTGAACAAGTTTACGATGAAATTTTTGAAAAATACGATGAAGAACAATTAAAGGCATTGGGTCAATTGCTTGACGATCATATTGATTGGGAAAAAGAAGGCGAAGGTCGCCCAGCATATTCAAAAGATGAATTAAAACAGATCCGCGATGAGATTCGCGAAGCTACTATGCAAGCGGCCAATGCCGCGGGTGCTGGCAATACTCCAGCAAACATAGCTCGTATGATTAAAGAGCTTACTGAGCCCAAAATGAATTGGCGTGAACTGTTACGTCAACAAATTCAAAGTACAATTAAAACTGATTATAGTTTTAGTCGTCCTAATCGTAAGGGATGGCATACTGGTGCAATTTTACCTGGTATGAAGTTTGACGAAACAATTGATATTGCAGTAAGTTTAGACATGTCTGGTTCAATTACTGATGAGATGAGCATGGACTTTATTACTGAACTCAAAGGTATTATGGATGAATACAAAGACTACAATATTAAATTGTGGTGCTTTGATACCAAAGTGTACAATGAACAAGACTTTGATGGATACAGTGGCGAAGATATACTAAGTTACGAAATAATGGGCGGTGGCGGTACCGACTTTATGTGTAATTGGGCATATATGAAAGAAAACGACATTGTTCCTAAAAAGTTTATCATGTTTACAGACGGATATCCTTGGGATTCATGGGGCGATGACAACTACTGTGATACATTGTTTATTATTCACGGTAATGATAAAATTGTTCCTCCATTTGGTTCCCATGCATATTACGAGTTTTCAGATAAAAAGTAATATATGGCCATTAAAAATGGGAAGCCAAATCCCTTAAACTTTTTGGATCTAAGGCGAGTTGAATTTCCAGCTCGCCATTTCCATTTTACAACTCTAGAAAAATATAATCCAACGTTAATTAAAAAAATTGACGATTGGATATATACCAACTTAAACGGTAGATATTACGTTGGGCAAGGCATTGCTCTTGATCGTAATAACACTATTGTCTATGTTACAAAAATTGGGTTTGAACAAGAAAAAGAGATTAGTTTCTTTTTACTTTCTTATTCAAATCTGTAACCTCTAAAACATTATACGACTATATAATGATGTCATCATTAAGGAGACAGTTATGACTGAAGAAACTAAAGTAGAACAACCAAATGGCTCCGCGCCAGAAGTGGCTAGTACAGCCGCACAACCCCCAGCACCAGAAACTGCTGAAAACGATTTAAACATTAATGACCTAAATGCTATGAAGCAGATCATTGATCTTGCCAGTTCACGTGGCTCATTCAAAGCCGCTGAAATGGAAGCTGTAGGTAAAGTTTATAACAAACTATCAAACTTCTTGGCTCAAGTGGCCGCAAAAGGACAACAAAATGGCTGATCTAAAACACGTAGGTAGAATTGTTTCTACTGGAAGAAAGTGTTTGGTCGCATATAGGACATTGCCTGGTGAATCAGATCATTGTCTTGTTGTCCAAACAGAAAACTTGCCAGATGAACAACACAACGCACTAATTAACTTGGTCGAGTCTGGTTCTGGTCAAGAATCTGGTGAATTTGCAGAAGTGTTGGCAAGGGCCAATTTCCCTGATGGTAGTATTATGCTGGCCGCACTGCATACACAAGGCAAACTTACTAAAGTGCCAACAAGCCAAGTAGAGATGCTTCCAAATTTTAATGTTAAAATTAATCTAGCGGAACTCAATGTACTCATTGCTCAACAAAATAATGTTGCTGTTGATGATTTAGCAATCAAATCATCCTCTGCTAAAGTTCAAGTTAAAGAAGTAGGTAGTGTAAGCAACATGCCTGCTGAAACTAATGATCTTGGTAAAACAACATCAGCCAGTGTTAACGAAACTTATGTTGAACCAACTAAATTTGATTCAGCAGAAGCAGAAGCAAAACATTATCGTAGCCAAGCAGACAAATTAGCCAAACAAGCCGCAGACATGCGTCGTAAGGCAGAGGAATTAGTACCAACAAAGAAAAAATGACATCTAAGAAGCTTTCTAAAGATGTTGTTGAACGTTGGCCCGAAGTTTTTGGCGAGGTTACTTTAAATGTAGTACCTTTAAAATATCTGCATTCAATACAGATAACGTTTAAAGACAATAAAATTTGGAACATTGACATTGCATCAAAGTCAAAAGAGATGGACTGGGATTCTGTTGAAAAGAATATCCACGAGATCTTTACTACCTATCAAGAAGAAATTGATAATGTAGATTTTAAACTTGACACTGAAAAGATAAAGACGGATATTGTTAAAGGTACTAGAAAATTTTTAAAAACAAAGAAGTTAAGATGAAAGTAAAATTAGTATCATATAGCCAAGCAACAGAAGAGTTTGTTAATAACGGAATTGATGACGCACAAGAGCTAATTGCATATTGTGCCCGTGTTAGCAATCCAGCAAATCAATTTAACACTGAAACAAGTGAAAAATTGATTGGCTATCTTATTAAACATCAACACTGGAGTCCTTTAGAGATGGTCAGTGCTTGTTTAGAAATTACAACAACTCGAGACATTGCTCGTCAGATATTACGTCACCGTAGTTTTAGCTTTCAAGAGTTTAGTCAACGTTATGCTGATCCCACAGCTGAACTTGATGAGGCATTTGTATTGCGTGAAGCAAGATTCCAAGACACAAAGAATAGGCAAAACAGCATAGCATTTGATCCAGAGAATGAAGAACAGAAGTTGTTAGCCATTGAATGGGAACGTGCTCAGAAACGTGTATTGTTCAGTGTTAAACAAGAATACGCTTGGGCCATTAAAAATGGTATTGCTAAAGAACAAGCCCGAGCTGTATTACCAGAAGGTCTTACTGTGAGTCGATTGTATATGAACGGAACGCTACGCAGTTGGATTCACTTTATTGAACTACGTAGTGCAAATGGCACACAACTAGAACATCAGTTGGTTGCTCGCGAGTGCGGATCTGTTATTGCCGCCGTGTTTCCAATGCTGGCAAATCACATTAAACAGTAAACGTATTGTCGCCGGGCCACAGAGGTAACTTTGTTCCTGGCGCTCTTTTGGGTATTTTACTGTCAGCACTACTAACACAACTTGGGGATATACAAGTTTTTGGACCATCAAATAACTTAAATCCAGTTTCAATGTTCCCTAAAGGTGCATCGTGGCAACTGTAACTGCGTTTTATTGATCCATCGGGTTCACGAATAATAATACTTCTGTAGCCACTACTACATTCCCAATCTTTAAATTTATTAAAGTTAAATGCATTGAATCGTTCAGCTTGATCCATATACCAAACTTTTTTATTTTTATCCACAAATTCAACTTGAAAATGTTGCGGGATTGAGTCTTGTGTGTAAATTGGGTCTGGTTCTTTTTTAAACGTTGGTTTTGGACGCTCAACTAGGTTTGCTTCACCAGCTTTTGCTTCAGTGTATGCACGTTGAGGCATTCCGTTATGCAATACTTTAAGCATGTCAGGTGTATACCCATCAACTACTTTACTTGCTGTGGGATCACTTTGTGGCTTTAGTGTAACATTGATTCCGCGATTATGAAAGTACAGTGCGTTTTCATAATCCCTATCAAACCATTCTGGAACCATGACCATATTAATAGTTACTTGCACATCGTGTTGTTGACATAAGTCCAACTTGTCACCAAACTCTGCCATCTTTTCTTTTGTATCAACGTGTTCAGTATGTAAACTTGCTGTGATACTTGCTCTATGGAATTTGCTGGCTGCTTTACAATATTCATCTTTGTGCCATTGTAAACTTCTACTCATATTAGTGGTCATGTGGACACTGGTATAGTTTGTATTATTAGAGTCATTATTTAAATGATTTAATATATCAATATAGCCTGGATGAAATGTTGGTTCACCGCCGCTTAAACTAAAATGGAAACTGTTAAATCCACGGTCACGAGCTTGGCGTTTGATTTCGTCTATTGTAAGCAAACACAGTTCAGTTGGTCTATGATCTTTTTTGTCACTGCGGGCATAGGGCCAACAGTAACTACATTTATAATTACAAAATCTGCCAAGCAACCAACTTACTGTAAATAAGTCACGATATAGCATTGTACGTTGACCCACACGTACAATATCGTTATAGGGTATTTCTGTAAAATCGTATGCTGACTTTGCTAAATTACTCATAGAATCTTTTTACCATTTCATAAAGTTCAACATTATGTTCTTTCCAATGCTCTGATCTTAACTCATTAAGTATAGTGTCTTGTTTTATAAACTTTCTAAAGTCACCAGATTTACCAAGCTCATCTAATGCTACTCTAAATAGTGGTGCATCAATGTCAATTTTCCATTGTGCAATTTTTTCTTTAATTACATCTTTTGCTAATTCAGGTAAATGCCTAGGTAACATCCACTCTGGACCATCCGCTAATACATAATCAATATTCATTTTAGGAAAATTAGTTTTTATAAATGAGTACAGTAAATTAACTTGATTTAAATTATAAATGCTGGCAACCGAGTGTAAACTTACAGAATTTTTATCAATTGTTTCAGTAAAATTTTTATAAAACCAATGTAAATTCTCAACAGTTTTTTCCCACTTGCTTCCTTTTCTTAAGAAGTCATTTAGTGGTCCAAACGCATCTATACTTAAATTAATTCTAATTTGTTTACATTCTTTTAACAATGAATACAATTCTGGTGATGGGGTTAATGTTACGTTTGTTGTAAGCATTATTGATAATTGTGTTCTATCACATCTTTTTAAAACATCAATAAATTTGGTTTCTTCCATTAAGGGTTCACCGCCAATTAGTTTAATTGCTCTTAGCGTGGATAAATCGTAATTTTCTAATACTACATTTTGTTCTATAATTCCTTTGGGGATTTTCATACCCAACGCCTTTGCATCGCTGTACCAACTTGTACTTAATTCTGGGCCGCACATCCTGCACTTGTTATTACAAGTATTACTCAATGCTAAATCTAAATAAACTAAAGATGCATCAGTACTACCAACATCTAGACCAAAATCTTCGCCTTTTTCCATAAAATACATTCTAGTACTTTTACCAGTTTTTTCTTCATTTTCATAACATCTAGAACACCCATCAACTGGTTCGTTGTTCCTCATTTTATTTCTAATGTCTTCTAAAAAAGGATGATTAAAAACATTTGGGTCGCTTATTTTAAAATCTTCAGGTACGCTATCCCATCTAAAAATACAGCAAGGAAAAACTCGTCCATTAGGACGGATTGCCAAATGTGAGAACGGTAACGGGCAATATGATGTTTTATTCATTATCTAACCAACTTACTAAATCAGGATGTAAAAAGTCTTTATAAGATTGATTTCTTGACTTATCAAATAAAGTAGTTTCATTTTTTAATAATTCTTTATTTTCAATATTATTAGAAATTGCTAAATCAATTTGTCGAATTAAATTTAATACGTGTCCGTCTTCACGGCCACTTGCTCTGCGGATATATTTGATTGCCTTACTCTTTGCATACTCTAATAAATGTATTGGCATATGTTTTAGTGCAATCCCTCTATCCATATCATATATTTCAGCAAATTGCATACTAACCCCTGGATAAACTTTTCTTGACCATTCAATATATTCAGAAACATTAAGTACATTATGTGCAGAAACTACCATAGTAAAGTTTAAAATAGGATCATAGTTTTTAACATTTTTAATATAATTTATTACACTTGATTCCATCTCTTTAAAATTAGCGGGGTACCTAATATATTCATAAACTTTATCAGTACCATCAATGCTAAATGTATGTTTATTTTGTTTAAAATGGTTTAATAATTCCACAATCTCAGCAGTAAATAGTGTAGCATTTGTATGGAATGACAAATAGGTATTTTTGGCAGCTCCTGTTTCAACATAACGATTTAATAGTTGTATTACTTTATTGTCGTAAAAGGGCTCGCCCCCAGATGCTTTTAATACTTTAATTTTATGAGTATTTTCCAGTAGCCAATCCCACTGCAACGACTCAGTTGCCCTAGACGGTTCACTCATAGCCCACCGTTTTATTACCGCATGAGTTTCGTGTTCCATTCCGTTATCTTTAAAATATTTAACATCCGTCATTAATAAATTACTAGATGATGGGGAACACATCCTACATCTTAAATTGCAAATATTTGACGCTGTTATATCAACAAGTTCCAATCCGTCGTTACTTAGATTATAGTCATCATTTGAAAAATGTCTAAATGATTTCAATCCCCTGTCCTCTTGATCCCAACAAATTTTACAAGCAGGATCTCTAACACCGTTGTTTAAATTTGTTCTCAATTGTTCCATCCTTGGATGGTCAAACATTTCTTGTGGGTTTAACAAATGTGGGTTCTCTACTTCTAAAGCATTTATATTGTGCGGGGTTCTGTCATTGCCCATCATACAACAGGGCCAAAATGATCGTAATTTGTCGCCTTTATAATCTTTAATAGCAATGGCTTTAAAAGGATAATGGCAGTAAGTGTCTTTATTCATTGTTTTTTTCACTAATTAAATTTAATGTATTGTTAAACACTTTTTTATCTACATGATTAAACAATACTGTTTTATAAGACTCTTTATGTAGGCTTTTTGGAGCACACAACCCGCAACCACAAGTGTGTTTAGGACAAATTATAGTTGGCATTGTTTCACTTTCTAGTCTAGCTTTAAGCTCTGCTAAAATTTTATCACCCTCACTTAATTTACCTATTGGCCCGCGTGTTCCGCCAAACTGTGCTTGGCACGTTTGGTGGTGGAATACACTGTCCGTTTGCTGTTCAATGTGCATGAAAAACCAGTTGACACTACAATGCCATCCTTTAAATTCTCTAAAATCAACAAATTTGCTTTTGTGACTTTCTCCGTTTTGGCTTAGGCACATTGTGCGACTTCCGCAACAGGGTCTTCCAATTTTAAGGGCCAATTCCTTATTTTGTTCACTCATGCCATTTGTACCTTTTTTGTATTGTTTGCCCAATAGTCTTTAAACCACTGAGTTTGATCTGCTGTATACATGTGTGCAAAATTACTTTTGCTGTCTGGTTCTTCACCTATAATACGTGGAACATATTTGATATTTTTACTATCTAAGAAATCACACAGATCAATACATTCATTAAAATATGCGGCATGAAACATAACATTGATACTGATTGTGCATTTATGCTCTTTACCATATGTGGCAAATTGAACCATCCTGTCTCTAACTTGTTGTTTTAATTTTGTATCAGCTTCTGCATGATAACTTATAGTTATATGATCAAAATTTTCCATAACTTGAGTTGCCATTTTTTCACCCATTGCCCCGTTACTAGTAAGCGCAAAACTACATTCGTACTTGTCTTTATATTTGTCCTTATATGCTTGTTTGATATATTTTGCAAACGGAATAAACGCTGGGTTAACTGTAGGCTCACCCCCAGTAAAACTGATACTTGCCCGTTTATAGCTTCTATATGTCATGTATAGATTGATATATTCCAATGTAAAATCTGCATTTTTTATCAAATCTTCTAAAGTAGCATGGGGGCTAAAATTATCATGTCTATGCGCTGGACAATAACTGCAATCATAATTACAGCGGCGTCCTGTATCCCATGTTACTTGAAATACGTTGCCGTCAAGCAAATCAATTGTATCAAAACTAGCCATTAATATAATCCTTAAACTTTGGTTCCACATCTAATAAATTCTCATTTCTAATAGAGTCTAGTTGTTGTGTGTATTTTATAAATTCATTCCAATGGCTGTCATAATAACTTTCACTGTTCATATAACTAGTTACACCTTTTACAATGTCCTCTGCCTGTTTTATGACATATTCATTATAATTGTTATCCTTAACCCATTGTAAAAACTCATAAAATCTAGCAGTTACATCTACTTTATATGCTTTGGGAAGAACCCTAACATTTAAATGTTTTGGATGATGTGCAACATGATGTGTTATAATTGGTCTTCGATTTGTGCTATTAACTCGTTTAAAATCACTTTCACTGAGTTTCCACTTCATAAAATCAATCATATGATTTACGTTATACGCAGTCACAGTATATGCTAACCAAGAAACGATATTTGACGGTAATCTATCTACTTTACGTAGATTGTCTAAAGTTTTATCCCATTTAGCTGGACTACGTTGATATTCTTGAACTGCGCCCATTCCATCAACACTTGCACCAATACGTACTTGTTTAAAACTTTTCCATAGATTTGTAACACGAGTAGGCAGAGTACTCATATTAGTATTGTATTCAACAATAATATGCTTGGCTGCATCAGCTTCAACACATCTTTCTAAAAAATCATAATGACGTTCAATCAGCATTGGCTCCCCGCCAGCAAAATATACATGCTCAATGTTGTGTATATTGGTTTCCAATTGTTCCCAAAACGGCTCGTACTCTGGCCAGTTAAATGCGGCAACTTTATCGTCTACAATTTCCATTATTCCAGATGTATCTTTGAACTTATTAGTTCCAGTTAATTTAATCCAGTCGTCATACCAAGCACTGCTATCAGTAGGGCCACACATACGACATTTTAAATTACAAAAATTGCCAAATCTTAAATCATAGTATACTACAGGAAAATCCCCCGTGTCAATACTTCCATCTTCTTTAGTTTTAGATTTAACACTATTAAAATCCATTTGCCAGTGTTCATTCTCATATGTACGTCTACTCACAAGCCCATTAACTTCTTCATTTTTGCAACGTCCACATTCATCACTCCATTCGTCATTGAGCATATTAATGCGAATGGCCTTCATCATATCAGTATTCCTAGCATCAGACAACTGGTCTTTACCAGCATTAAATGCGGTTCCGTCTGGCTTTCTAATAACTCCTTGATTTTTAGTTACGTTGGCTTGACAGCACACACGGATGTCGCCATTAGCACGTATAGCTTGGAAGTTCCAAGGAACAGGACAAAAAGTTTTACTCATTTTTTAATTTTTCTAAAGTTTCATCTAATTGAGATACTGCCCAATTTCTTTCTAAACACCAAAAACAAGTTCCGCATTCAGGCACTTCCATTTCTGGGTTATATGATTGATAGTTGGGTATTGTTGGTGCTATCTTTTTATGTGTTACATCACCCTCGCAACTCCTTGTTAAGTTGAATAAATCTTCAATGCCATAATAAAAATATTGTGCAACAATCCAAGACTTATCAACGAACCTAAACGGGTGGCATAAGAATTGACCTTCTGTGCTAATAATTAAATCTCTAGTTTCCCCGTCTTTAGCATCCCTATCTCTATTATCCATCTTTTTAGGAAAATCAATAGGTGGATTTTTACTTGTTGCATTAAAGATTGCATCAAAGTTATATCTGTAAGATACATACTTGTTAAAGTTATACACAGACAACTGATCGCCACTGTGCATCTTTTTATAAACTGGATCTTCATAAATGTATCCAGTAACTCCATGTTCTAACTCTGGAGCAATAAAATTCTCATAACGCTGATTAATAATGTTTGGAAACATATCTTTTAATTTTTTGTACATACGCAAGCCAATGGGTTGTTGCCAAGGTCGAGTTGTCCAACAACGGACATGAGTAATAACATCTATTTTAGTATCAAAATTATTTTCTGTAATAATTTTACAAAGTAAGTATG